AGTTGGTAAATCTGCAATAGTTAAAGAGATTGCGGAAGAACTAGCGAATGATAGAACTCTTACTGATTCAGTAAGTCCAAAAGATGATGAATTTGGTTTCATATCTTTTAGACTTGGGTTAGTAGAATCTATTGATTTGGGAGGGTTGCCTTACATTGAAGAGGGAACTCAAAAGAAAGCATTTCTAGGCAACTTGCCTAGAGGTGGCGAGGGTCTATTTTTCTTGGACGAATTTGCACAAGCACATTCATCTGTCCAAGCAACGATAGGACAATTACTAGACCCAAAAGGTAAAAATGAAGAGCGAAGAATTGGCGATTATGTTTTTCCTAGTGGGTGGAAAATTGTCTTAGCGGGTAATAGACATACTGATAGAAGCGGTGCGAATAAGATACTTAGGCATTGTCAAGATAGAACTACTGCTATCCAGTTTACTCACGATGTGGACGACTGGTTAGAGTGGGCTGATAAGAACGACATTGACTTAAATGTTCAAGGTCTTATTAGATTCATGCCACAACTATTATGGGACTTCGACCCTAAATGCAACGACCCACAGCCAAGTCCAAGAAGTTGGACAAGGTTAAGCGATACTTTGAAAACGAATCCGCCTAAACGATTAATGCAAAAATTATTCGAGGGCGATGTTGGACAAGAATCAGCTATTGAATTGATGAACTTTATCTCACTTCAAAATGATGTTCCAAACATATCTGATATATGTAAGGGCAAAGATGTTGAAGTTATAGATGAAGCGGGTCTTTGCTATGCGACTACGATTGCATTAACAACTGCAATTAATGGAGCAAGTGAAAGTAATGTTTATGACTACTTTGAAAATGCTTTGAATTATTTAAAGCAACTTTCAACTGTAGAATTTTCTATATTCTTTGTTAGAAAAATTACTGGACTTAGAAGCGAACTCAAAGAGTGCGATGTATATTCTAAGTTCAAGATTGATAACCAAGATTTAGAAATTTAAATTTACATTACTGGGAGGGAATATTTATTATTTACTGGTAAATATTCCTTTCCCGCTCATTCTGATATTGGAATGTGTATTCCAACTGACGATTCAAAAATGATGAAATCAGAATTTATTAATTTTAATTCTTGGAGGAATTATGAAAAATAATAATGTAAATACTTTATCTGAAAATGCTACTTTAGTTCGTTTCACAACGAAACATCCAAGCGGTATTAAATCAGATAAGGATTTAAGAAAAGGTCTTGCAATAGACAAGGAAGCCAACAATGATTCACTTCATGTTGCTAAGTATATTTTTGGTAAGGAAACGAATAAGTATTTTCGTAGAATTATCAATCAGTTTAGGTATAACTATTTTTATCCTATGACTGTCCCTTGGGATGATAACACTAGCGACTATGAGGGTAAGGTTCTTAGTGGGTGGCGACTATGCCCCAACAGAGAACTTGATAGACTCATGGATAAGGCTAACGAGTCCAAGTCTGACTTCCAAAAGGAAGTAGATTCATTTCTTGATAATTATGAAAATTTGATTGAAGCGAATAAACACAAACTGGGACAAGCATTTAAGTTGTCTGATTATCCTAATAAGGATGTAATAGCTACTAAGTTTAGATTCGATTTTGAACTTGGTACTGTTCCACAATTTAATACTAAGGATGTTCGTTTAAATGTATCTGAAAAACTTCGCAAGAAGATTGAACAAGACGCATTAAAAAGAGCAACTAAAAATGTTGAAGCGATAACACGAACTACTGTCGATACTCTTTTGGAATCAGTAGAACATTTGGCTGACAAGCTAAAATCTTATGACCCAAAAACAAAAGGTGGCGGATTCTTTAAGAACTCATCTTTTGATAAGTTAAGACAATTTTTAGATACTCTTCCAAGTATCAATGCTGACATTCTAGGGAATGACAAAACGATAGCGGAAGCACATCAAAATTTGGTTAGTGTCTTTGCAAAAATAAATGATGTCGATTCACTTCGTGATGATGATGATTATACTGATAAGAAGCGAAAGCAACTTGCGGATGATTTAAAAGATTCAGTTGATGAATTGAAAGGCGGATTCTTAGACGATATGTATAAGAAGTAAGCCAATGAGTTGCGGTGTAAAACTATTTACTAGTAAATATTTTTATATCGCTTCTGTCTTGGGATGTGTGTCCCAACTGATGATGACCCAAAAGGGTCGAAACAGAAACTCATAAATCAAATTCTTGGAGGAATTAATTATGAAAAATAGTGAAGAGCGAATGATTAAAGCGAGAGCGAAACTTATGAAAGGTAATGTTGGTATGGCAACTATGTTATTAAAACTTACTTTGATTGAGGATAATCAGCGATGTCAAACAATGGCTACTGACGGAGTAAATATCTATTGGAATGATGAATTTGTTAAATCAATATCAGATGATGAAATCCAAGCGGTATTAGTTCACGAAGCAAGTCATGTTATATGGGAACATCCGCTAAGAAAAGGGAAGCGAAATCACGAACTTTGGAACATAGCTACTGACTATGTAATTAACTCTTGGATAAGATATGACTTAGGCATGGAACTTCCAAAAGACGGATTACTAGACATGAGGTATAAGGGACAAAGTGCGGAACAAGTTTATAGAACTTTATCTAACGATGAAGATTTACTAAACGAAGCTATCGAAGATTTAAAATCTAAATCTGATAATGGCGATTCTGATGATTCTGATTCTCAAAGTGGTACTGGCGATTCTGATTCTCAAAGTGGTACTGGCGATTCTGATTCTGATTCAGATACAAATTCTGATTCTGATTCTGACTCTAGTTCTGATTCTGATTCTGATTCCAACGATACTGCCAATGGAAATGGTAAAGGCAAATCTCTTGAAGAGAAACTTGCTGACTTACCAAAATCTAGTGGCGAAGTTTGGATTCCAACTAATGAAAATGGACAAGAATTATCGCCTACTGAAATGGCTGAACTACAAGAAGAACTTCAAAGAACTATCACAATGGCTGACAAGTTAGATAGTATTGGAAGTGGTTCTGTTGGTTCTCTTCGTGGTGCGGTGCAAAAACTCAATGAAACTTATGTTGACTGGGTTGATGTATTGCGAGACTTATTGCAGTCTGCTATCTCAACGAATCCTACTTGGACTAGATTGAATAGGCGACATTCTTGGCGAGGTATTAATTTACCTAGCAAAGACAAAGAGCCTAGAGGTGGCGAGATTGTAGTTGCAGTTGATACAAGTATGTCTATGACCCAAGAAGAACTTAATATCTTTGCTACTGAAACTCAATCCCTTGCGGACGAGTGCGGTATAGATAAGATTAGAGTTTGCTATTGTGATACGACTGTTATCAAAAATAGTAATGGCGAGTGGTGGGATGAATACGAACTTGATTGCGATGATTTAGAGTTCCAACTTCGTGGCGGTGGCGGAACTGATTTTGAACCGCCTTTCAATTTGTTTAATGAATATACAGATGATACAGACGATGTATTAGCCTTTATTTATTTTACAGACGGATACGGAAGTTGTAGTGCGGAAGTTGAACCCAATGTTCCAGTAATATGGGCATTAACTGGTGGCGAAAACTATTGTACTGATGAACTGCCTTTTGGCGAGAAAGTTAGTATCGATATGTCTAGTCTTTAATCACAACAACATGGTGGAGGGAAAAAGTATTTACTAGTAAATATTTTTTCTCTCGCCATCAATTTTTTCTGATATCAAGATGTGTATCTTGGCTGACGATTCTGAAAAGATGAAATCAGAAAATTAACTTATAACTGACCTTGGAGGGTCATATTTATTATGGAAAATTCTAATAATAAAAATAGGTGGCTTCCAGTTTCTACTCATGTTTCAAGTGAAATTAAAACATGGTTAGAGAGATTGAAAGCTAAATACAATGTTGACATTTCAACACAACTTTTTCATGTAGTTACTAAGATGATTAAATCTGAAAAGCAATTAGAAAAGATAGTTGTTGCAAGTTTACTAGAGGAACATGAAAGTAAGGGTAATGCTTTACGAGATAAGGCTAGTGAACTGGGAATTGAGTACAATGTCGCTGACCAACTTGCACAAAGATTAGTGCCAGTTGTAAATGCTAATGTCGTTGATGTTTTTTCAAAACAGAAAACAAAGAAAGCAAAAGTTGGTGGTACAGAAAACATTATTAAAAAGTGTTTGAACAAAAATTCAGATGTCAAAACTGAAATGAAATCTAAGTTAGAGGAAGCAATTAGCGAATCGACAACGAAAGTTAAATCAGTTGATGATATTGATTGGCAAAGATTGGCTAATTGGAAATACAAAGACTTAGATATTCTTGGAATCTCTTTTGAGGGTGCTAAAATTCTTCAAGAAGATAATCTGAAAAGGGGATTTAAGAATGGCTTGTATGCAACTTTGCATAGTCAAGCCTTGGGAATGTGGTCTGACCAAAAGCAAGATTTAACTATTCGAGAGATAGCTAAATTACAGCCAGTCATTAAAGACAATGGCGAGACTAGGGTTCTCACGATTCAAACTATTGTAAAAAGACTAATTAAAGCTATTGTGCATTTTGGAACTGCGGAAGAGAAAACACTATTGTTTGGAACTTCTGACATTTTTCCGCACAAGGCAAAAAAGTCTAACTAGAATAATAGACTAGTAAATATTTTTTTCTACATCCTGCGATTTGGATGACTGTAAAAAAATTCTAATGCAATTTAAGAGTAGGGTTTTTTAGGGTATCTTATGCCCTTAACCTACTCTTAACTTTGCAAGGAGCGAGTTCTCCTAGCGACAATTTTCGCAAAACTGTATAGAAAATGTGTATTTTCTACTGATGATTGCCTAAAGGCATGAAACAGTTTTATTAAACTTAACTGCCCTTGGAGGGGTAATTATTATGAAAATTACTTTAGATAGAATCAAAAATATCGCAGAAGATATTATTGCAGATGATGAATGGGTAAATGATAGCCATACTAAAGCTGAACATAGCGGAATAAAGGCGGGATTATATTCTTTAATTCATCATTTAGAAGAAGTTGATACTAATTTAGACGATGACAATTTTGTTCTTACTCATAGCTTTGGAACATTAAAAGATATGGGGGGTTTAGAATGACTAATCGAGAACTATTAGAATTTACTTTGAAAGTAAACATAGGAACTTGCAACGAAATCTATACGAAGATTGATAGGCAACTAGAAGAAAAATCAGATGTTGATTTATATTTAGTTAAATATTTTAATACTTTGGTTTCGATTAATCACAAAGTGCAAGATGTTTTATACAAAGAAAGGGCGGATATGAATTTGCCTTTTCCTAAACATCTTGGATTTACAAGTGATAATCAAATAATAGAAGTTGATGTGCAAGATATAGCGACACAAGTTGCTCTATAAATAAATTAAGGCGGTATGCTACTTTAAAAGGTGGTGTACCGCCTTTTTTTTTGGTCTAAAAAAAGAGGATATGGAAATTTGTGGAGGGGTGAATAATAAAATATTTACTAGTATATTGTTTATCCTGAGATATTCTGATAGCAATTACTAGCGTGTTCGAGCCTAGCACATAAAATATATTTACTGGTTTTCAGGCTGTGGATAAGTCTGTGGAAAAGTTGTAGATAAGTCTTGCAATTTGCTATCAAATACATTATATTAATGTTATTGAATTGCATAAGTTTTTCTTTATTTCTCAATGCAACTTTCATATGTTGAAACCTCCAAGGTAGGGGATAGTCGCAAGATTATCCCCTTTTTTTTGGTAGTCATTTGATAGTCTATGATAGTTGACACACCATATGATAGTTAACAGACCACCTAGTTCTCCGACTAAAAAATTTACTGGTAAATATTATTTTTCTGGGATGGCAGGATGATGAGAAGCACAAGCCGTTGCAAAACAATATACTGGTAAATATTTTTTTTTCCAGATGCGTCAGTCATCTCTACGCTGTGTGTAAATGTTCCACATGGAACAATGGGTATTTCACTTTGATAGCATTTTGCAGTATAATAATGGCTTATGTATGCGGTAATAAGACACACATATCACTTAGATATACCAGAGCCAAGTAATGCTTATTCAACTAAGTCTAGTGCTAAATGGAAACATTTTGTATGGATATTTGAAACTGAACTAAATGCTCTTGCTTTTGCCATATCTCTTTTAGATGACCCTTTGATTATGTCTAACGAATGGTTAGTCGAAAGTGCCATAAAACAATTAGAAGAAGATAGGTATTATCAAGTTGGTAAAGAAAGTGTTGCTATTGCAGAAGTGCAAGAAAGTCCGCAGATAATTTATAAGGATGATAAAAATGAAAAGTCTATTCATTAGATGTTCGGAAGAAACCTACGAATTGGCACATTCTCTAGCTAAGAAAGAAAGTCGCTCACTAAACAAACAAATTATTCATATGATTCATAGTGAAGCTGATAAAAAAAACATTGAGGTAGAAGATAAACCTAGTGTTGCACAAAATGGTACAGTATTACATCAATCTGAAACTACTTTTGAATCTAAACTTGGTTTACAAGGGATTGTTGAAACAATGAAACAGGATTCTTCTGACTAATATACCAAAAAGTTAGTAGTGCATTAGAACATTCTTGCATTACTAACTCCTTTGTTTCGCATATTTCTTTAGGATTATCTATCATAATCTTCCAAAAAACTTTTTCTTTGTTGTGTCCACAATCATTTACTAACTTTTTCTGTATTCTTGAAAGCATGACAGCTCTTGGCGGAGCTTGATTAAAACTATTACTGGTAAATATTTCTTTTCCCAGCCCAAAGGATTTTCCCAAAGCTCCACTTTTTGCTATCAATTCAAGATATTTATTACATACATTGTGCTGTTCTGCTGTAATTTTTTGTTGTAGGAAAGATTTATCGATGATATGTTGGTCGAACACGATTGCTCTACCAACCTTGCTTTTACCTATTTTAGTTATTGCAACTTGGTTTCTGAAATGTAGATAGGGACTTCCAATGTCATTAACTTGTAATGTTTCAGAACTCCCAGTCAAAGTTATCTTCAACTTCTTCAATCTCTGCATATCTCCCATTGACTGGATTAAAGGTCATATTAACACTTCCTAACTTACCTTGCCAACCCCACCTAGCTTTCCAGTTATGTATTTCAACTCCCTCTTCTCCTCTATAAACTGTTAATCCTGTATCAGCCTTACTAAACCAAGCATATGATTTAGCTACATCAACACCAGTACAAACATTCTTTTTGCCGTCTCTAATAAATGGTTTAGTTGGATGTGCAACGAAGAATACCAATACATCATGTTGTTTTGCAAACAGTTGAACTTTTGTTAGCATTTCGCTAACCATATCAGTTTCTAATCCTGTATGCTCTGTATGTATAAAGTTAAATGGGTCTATGACTAAAATTCTTACACCATATCTCATAACTGCACTTGCTCCTTTTTCAAGGATAGCTTCTATTGTTGGCAACCCGCCGTCTTGATAGTCTTGAAACAGTATGTGTTCTCTTATCCATGTCTCTGCAAAGTCTTTTTCTTCTTGGGTCATTCTTGCGTTAAAACCCTCAAAGAATGGCTTACCTACAAGGATTTGAGATAACTGAACTGCATGAAGTTGAACTGGCTTTTCAAACGAACAGAAACAAGTTTTCCACCCATTATTCCTTGCTACATTGACTACAAGTTGGTCTATAAAGGCTGATTTGCCGTCTCCCGCATGACCAGTTGTAACAACTAAATTGCCTGTAGATAAGGTAAATATTTCATCTACACTAGGATATCCTGTTGATACACCACTTGGCATACCTTTTTCATACAAGCTTTGAAATTCATCTGCATAATGCTCTAAATTATTTAATCCATGTAAGGGTATAGGCTCTGCGTTGATGATTACATCCCTTAACTTTTCCGCTCCATGTTTTATTAGTAAATCATTTGCGTCCTTGCAATCAAGATTATCTACTCTATAACATCTAGCTTTATTTAATCTTCTAGCTAATTCATCTGCTAGTATGTTGCCGTTTTCATCTGAATCTGTACATAAAATAACCCTTTCAACACCCTCAAACTTATCCCTGTCGTTCCATACATACTTAAATCTCCCATCCTCACTTGGGTCTATCTTGTTATCAGTAATCTTGTTTGGAGCACCATTGGGAACAGAATAACAATCTACATTCATCACACCCTCAAAGGCTGTTTTGATAGCTAGTGTGTCCATTTCTCCCTCTGTTATGATGATTGTGCTTTCTAATGTTGGCAATTTGCTATCATAAACCTGTTGACCCCATAGCTTTTGTGCGTTCCCATCCCACCAAAAACTCTTTGTACCATTTGCACTCCTATACTTGACTGCTTCTACCTGTCCATCGCAAACGAAGGAAAAACCTATTACTGGTTTATTATTTTTTTCGGTCTGGATTACGCCTGTGGTTTCTGAGGCTGTGATACTTATACCCCTTGCCTTCAACCAATCACTAGCCTTGCTGTTGGGTATATTTTTTGGTGCTTCTACTGGTTTTTTTACCTCTTGTTTTACTTCTTTTTTTACTGCTTTCATTTTGTATTCCTCTCTCCTCGATACTAATCCATTCATACCGCAATGATGACAATGATATATAACTTTATCAGCTTCAATGTTTACTGATAAGGGTTTGTCGTGTTTGTTTTTACTCCTCTCACTTTGACATGAAAGACATGATATTTTGTGTTGACCAAGCTTCATACCGCTTGTTCGTGATTGATTATTTATATGGCTTAAAAAATCTCTTTTATCCATTTCACTATTGACATACATAAAACCTCCTATAGTATGTATATACTTACTATGTAGTATGTACTACCTAATATTAAAATATAGTAAGTATCTACTTACTATATATACCAAAATACTTATCAACAATATCGCAGACATCTTCTGCAAGTCTCTTCTTAGATAATACTGGATAGGTATTTAATTCCTTAATTGCTTCTACAATGCCATCTGCTTGAATGTCATTACGATTACATAAATTGGAAAAGTCATCAGACATAAAGTATAATAAAGCTTCGTTAGATAACTTAGGATGTTTACTAGCAACATCTCTAACAGCTTGTTTAACCACAAGACCATCTAAAGTTTTTTGGTCTGTATCTGAATCAATGTGGTCTGTCTGAAGCATTAAAATATATTACATTAAACTCTTGACATTATCAACACATCAACTACACTTATATAAGACATCAAAGGATTGAACTAACTAAGAGTTTAAATTTGGTGTCGTAAGGTTAGCCAAGTTATCCCTAGCCTTACTAGACTGATTTTTCCTCATGTGCGAGGGTGTTTCAATGTCGATAAATAACAAAACACAGCATTGCTAGTCTGGTTTTTTCCTCTTGCGAGGTGGCTTGTACAGACTTAAAAATAACAAAGCCATAATTTGCGGGTCAGCTTTTTGCTAGTTTTACAACTCCCAAACCAAAAAAAACTAGCATTTAGGAGGGAAAGCGTATGACAACACTAGATGAAAAAGAGATTCTTTTGCTACAAATCTTGTTAGACAAAATCACACCACAACAAATGGCTCACATTAGAACTATGCTTAATGTAGATATCAATTATGTTAAGGCACTAAAAACCAAACTTAATTTTTTACCAAAAGGAGTCAATCATTAAACAATATAAACAATTAAATCCATACAGCATAAGAACACAGAATAAATTGCTTAGAAGAATTAGAGATACTTTTTCTTCTAAAACAAATGAGGTCAAAAAACTAGAGGAAGTAAAAAAAGCAATGAAGAAGAAAAGAAAACTTGCAAAGAAAATGCGACAAAAAAATAGGAGAAAATAATGGAATTTAAAATAGAAGATGGCATACCTGTACCAAGAGCAGTAGGAAAGCCTAGGAAGTATGACTTACCTTTAGAGGACATGAACAAGGGTCAAACCATACAAATACCTCTAGCGAAGTCTAAGATAGCTTCTGAGGTAAAGATAATTAGAAACACTTGTTTAAGGTTTACACACAAAAATCCTAACTATAAGTTTACTGTTAGGCAATTAGAAGATGGAGTAGGAATATGGCGATTGTAAGTGAATTACATATAGTTGAAGAGCAACTAAGTAAAGCAAAAGAAATGCTACAGGATAGCAGAGAAATGGTTCAGAAAATGCAAGATATAGTTTTTTGTATGGAGATAGAGGTAGAGGAACTTAGAAGAGAGTTCAACATTAATGTAATAGAGTAATATTGAAATACACTAACAAACACAATATACCGCAAGAGATTATCAATGCGGTTCATAACGACAACTACAGTAGGGGTAAGGCTACTATATCTGCTACTGGTTTGTTGCAACCTCCAAGAATTAGATTATTGGCACAAGAACATTACGACAAGCTTACGATAGATGTATCAGATGAAATATGGAAGCTACTAGGACAATCAGTTCATACCATATTAGAAAGAGCCAATGAGAACAGCGAGGACATCATTACAGAACAAAGAATGTTCGCAACAGTCAATGACTGGACTGTTAGTGGTCAGACAGATAGCATAGATGTTAAGAGCAATACACTAAAGGATTATAAGGTCACTAGTGTATGGTCAATTGTTTCTGCTTTGAAAGAGGGGAAAGTAGAGTGGGAACAACAACTTAATATCTATGCGTATCTCTACAAGCAGACAACAGGAAAAACTATAGACCAGTTAAATATTATTGCGATAGCGAGAGACTGGAACAAAAATCAGTATCTTCGTAGCGGTGGAGATTATCCGCCATCACCAATCACAGTTTTAAATATAGATTTATGGAGTGATGAAGAGCAAGAAGCTTTCATCAAACAAAGAGTTTCAATCCATCAAGAAGCAGAAGTGGATTACCTTATCAATGATAAGCTTCCGTTATGCACAGATGAAGAAAGGTGGAGAAGAAAAGATACTTATAGAGTGGAAAAGAAAGGTAGAAAGACTGCTGTTAGAGTGCTTGATACCCAAGAAGAAGCTAATGAGTATATAGGTGGTCATAAAGATAGTAAGTTGCTGAAAGTCGTAGAAGCCAAAGGCGAGTGCGTTAGATGTGCTAACTATTGTGATGTGGCTGAATTTTGTAATCAATATAATGAGGAAAGCAAATGAATATTGAAGTAAAAGAAGCTATAGAGATTATTGAAAATGCTTTAATGTTTTATGCAGAAGAGGGTATATCTTCTGACAAAAAAGCACAAAAAGAATTAGATAATGCTTGGAATATAGTAAAAGAAAAAAGGAACTATGGATATGGTTATGATGATACCAACTCTATAGCTATTGTTTGGGAAATAGATGATATTAGAAACCTAAGACCCGATTTGACTGATGATGAATGTATGGAAGTATTGGATTATACAGACAGAAAACATGACGCTTCTTTAGGTGTTTCTTGGGACACTTTAGAGTGGAACGCTGATTATCTGTTTCCAGTAAAGGAGGAAGCAAGTAATGGCTGAACTAAAAATAAAACCAATTAAAAAGAAGATGATACTGCATATAGATTTAATCTATTGGCAAACTGAGGAAATGTCTAGGGAAGATATTATTAATTTAGGTATTGGCACAAAAAAAGGTATTGAATGGGAAATATTTGGGTGTATAGGCGATTATCTACCTATTTCTTACATACATAACTGGGAAGAGGTAAAACCTGTTTTAGATGAACAAACAGAAGAAGGTATGCCTTTAGGAGATTATGCTGAACAAGAGTTTGAGTTAATGTGGCAACACCACAATAACCCTAAATACGAATGGGAATATGAATTTTATTATGGAGAAAGCGAATGAGTGATAAAGAACTTACTTATAAAGAAGTGTGGGACAAGCTATCTAAGATAGATTGTTCAGAAAAGATAGAAAAGAAAGGAAAATTAACTTATCTATCTTGGGCGTGGGCGTGGGGTATTCTACAAGAACACTATCCACAAGCACAATACTTATTCTATCAAGGCGAGGATGATGTGCCTTATGTCAGATATCCCGATGGAACTGGAGAGGTTAGATGTAGAGTATCTATAGATAACTTAACTAGAGAAATGACGCTATGTGTTATGGACTTTAAAAACAATGCTGTTAAGAATCCTAATTCTTCACAAGTAAACAATTCTAAAATGCGTTGCTTAACTAAGTGTTTGGCAATGTTTGGTTTAGGACATTATATCTATGCGGGAGAGGATTTGCCCGAAGATGTTGAAGATGAAATAGAAAACTTAGATGATGAAACAGAATCTAAAGAAGAGCCAACACCAGTAGAAACTCCAACAGAAGATGTTGAAGCAGATAATGGTTATGGCACGGAAGAATGGGCGGAGTTATTTGTCAAAAGCTTTTTAGAGTTGTCAAAACTTAGCAAGACTAAAGAAGCTATGACATCTTACTACAAGAATAACACTAAAGACTTGGCTACATTGAGGGATAACTTTCCTAAGATGAAAGCTGATTTGGATAGTGAACTTAAAACAATCGTATCAAACCTAAAGGAGGATTAATATGTACGATAACAAAAACCAAAGTGATGGAGCAATCTACACTAATAACTACAAACAGAATGAAAAACAGCCTGATTGGACTGGTAAGGTAGAGATTAGTAGAGATATGCTCAAAGAGTTAGTCAGTATCGTTAAAGAGGGCGGAACTGGAGAACTAAGAGTGGCTTTGTGGAATAGGACTTCCAAGAGTGGCAACGAATACAAGTATGCTAGGTTAGACATTCCACAAAAGAAAGAAGAACCTAAAGAAGAACCAGTAGAGGAAAAAGCAGATGATGTTGAGACCTTTACAGATGATGATATTCCATTTTAGAGGAGGGAGTAATGGCTAAATCAAAAGTATTTAAGAAAGCATTGGAAAATGCTTTAAAGAAAGAGGGAGTGAAAAATGAGTGGATAGAAAAACATCTGCTCATTGATTCACTAGACTTAGATAAACCAAATAAAAGGGAGAAGAACAATGGCAAATCCAAGTGGAAAAACCCAAATCATTTCTGATGATAAATATACCTACGGAAAAGATTTGGTGGTGCAAATTGAAGAAAACATAGACGAGTATATATTTTTTGAGTTCATGTCTGCGTACAGAACTTTGATTGAACAAATCAAAAATGTCAAAGATGGTATGGGAACTTCATCCCATGAACAACTTATGGACTATCTGTTTTTGAAGATAGAGGAAGCTAGAGATGAACACTTTAAAAACAAGATGGGGATTGAATAATGGATAGACAAAAGATACCAGTACACTTACGCCATTTATCTGAATGGCGTTTAAGATGTTTGTTTTACATTTTCAGAGCGAGGTAGAAATAAATGTCAGCAAATATTAAAGATATTAGAAAAGAAGGTTGGAAACCAATGCAAAGTGAACAGGGCTTCGCTTGGTTTGGTGGTAAATCTCACGAACAACTATCTCAATGGTTGCCCGATGAAGCTTTAGAAGATGAAAACTTTGAAGATATAGATTTCTTAGTTGTTGGTTGGAGAAAAGCTGATGGATGAACATATAGAGAGTTGGCAAAATCAGATAAGGGATGTTGCTCCCTTAATGCAGAAAGCTGAATACGAGTTGTTGAAAGCAGAAGCAGATGTTAAGAGAGTGATTGCTTTGTGGAAAGCAGTCGCTCTTTCAGAGGGCATTAAAACTGCTACTGGACAAGATAACTATGCAGAAAACAAAGATGAAGTATATCAATCTAGGTTGGCTGTTGCGGTTGCTAAAGGTCAGTTAAGTGCTGTTAAAGTTGAACTAAAAGCATTAGAGGTTGGTTTTGAAGAGTGGAGAACTAAAATGGTTAATGCTAGAGAAGAAAGAAAGAGATATGGTGCATGAATATAGAAGAAGTTAAATGCTCTAAGTGTGCAAAGTTTGGCATGGATATTCTTGCAGAAAAAATAGATAAAGAAATTATATGTACTATTTGTCAAGAGGGAGAAAATGAGGAGAGTGAATAATGGCTAGGCGTAGAGAACAATCAATAAGTGATAATCAAATATCTATTAATAATCTTGAAAGACTTTTAAGTTATATCAAACAATGTCCATCAGATATTAAATACAAAATTAATCACATTTTCATTGATGAAAGTATTGTTCATGTTAAATTTTTTATTAACGAAAATAAGGAAAATGAGGAAAGTAAATAATGGAACTAAAATTTAGAAAGAAAAAACAAAACACAAAGGGTATTCAGTTTAGATTAGACCCTATAACAAGCAAGAATCTTAATAGTATGAGAGCATATTATAGTAAGAAAGCTGATAGAAGAGTTACCAATGGGGAAATAATCAAACAACTGATAAACAATCATTATGAAGAAATCATTTAGTGGTAAAGGGTCTATGCAAAGACCCTTTGACAAAGATAAGTTTGATATAAACTTTGAAAAGATATTTGGAAACAAAAGAAAGAATGTCAATAAAGGGAAGAAAGCCAACAAAGAAAGAAGCTGAACACATGGACAAGGTAAGTCAGCTAGGTTGCATTGTTTGTAGAAATACTAATGGAAGTATAACTCCTGCTGAAATACACCACATAGAGGGTAAGACAAAGGCTGATTCACATTTTAAAGTATTACCTCTTTGCTTTGACCATCATCGCAAAGGCAATAGATTTAGACCTATAAGCAGACATCCATATAAGAAAAGATTTGAGGAAGCTTACGGAAAAGAAGAAGAGTTGTTAGAACAAGTTAATAAGTTGTTAGATGAAGATTGACTTGCCCTTAGAGGTTTACTACACAAAGAATAAGAAGTTTATCCTTAACTTAAACAACTATCGTAATGCTCATTACAGAACACTATCAAATGCCAAGAAGATTTATGCAGACAATTTAGTTGATAGGATTAGTTATCCTAAATACGAAGAGCCTGTTGTATTAACTTATACCTATTATGCAAAGAGTAAAAGGAGATTGGATGTGAGTAATCCTTGTTCTATTATTGATAAGTTTACTTGCGACGCTTTAGTTAAAGCAGGTGTGTTAGAGGATGATAGTAGCAAACAAATTAAACAAGTCATTTACAAATATGGGGGGATTGATAAAGACAATCCTAGATGTGAGCTTGAAATCGCAGCGTCCCAGCAGCAAAAGAAATATTTACCAGTAAATGATTAATCCCAGGGATGGAACAAATGCTAAAAGATATACTACAAGAAAAATTAGATAAACGAAAAAGAAAGTGGTGGGAGTGGCACAAAAAGAATCCACAAGTTTGGGATAAGTTTGAGCAATACACATTGGAGGCTATCAATAGTGGTAGGAAAAAGTATTCGCATTGGGCGATAATCAATCGTATTCGTTGGCACAATGAGATAGAAACTAGAGGTGGGGACTTCAAGATAAGTAATGATTACATCTGTTTCTATGCCCGTTTATTTCATGCTAGACATCCACAATACAAAGACTTCTTTACATTGAAACCATTGAAAGAAGAAAAAGATATAGCTATGTTAGAAAATACCCATTTGAGTAATGGGAATGTTAGCTCTCTTTCTAAGTTCGGGAATCATAGCTAGTCTCCTATCTCTTTCTAGTTCAAGTCTTTCCAAAGCGTCCTGTTTAGCTGTAATCGACATATTTTTATTCATAAGTATTGCGTCTCTTCTCTTTCTATATTTATCAAGATACCTTTCCATTTTTCTTACTTGACCTTTAATATTTAACACACCTTGCATACTATTCCTATATGCGTTGTATTCATCCATTCTTCCTTTATTTTTTAAATCATTGATAGTCTGGACTGCTCCATTAACTTCATTTCTTAATTCATAAAATTGTTGTTGCAATCCACCTGCTTGTTCTGTATTCATTAAAACCCTATTAAATAAAGGTATTCTATTTAAACTCACATTACTAGGTAATATATCTTCTCCTGTAACACCTCTAGCGGTTACATCAATAAGGTTTAGTACATGACCACCAAGAGTTCCTGTATAACCTCTTATGACATGCTCTACTTTTGCAGGTGAAATATTAAAATATTCTGCTATTTCTTTTATTAAAAAATTGGTAGTTGGTCTTGCTTGTAATCCTGGTGCTTTCTTTTGTTGATAGTAGGGAACAATCTCTTGTCCAGTAAAAGTATTTCTATTATTTAATACTTCTGATATTGGTTTTAATAATTGAAATCCACCACCTGGTTGAAAGAAAGGTATATTTAAAGATGTTTGTGCACCTCTTCCTATACTTTGAATTGCTTCATCAACAGACTTTCTTGTAAAAGCATCATCACCTAAAGTCATATCAAATACTCTTTCAGGAATAACTTTAAATAATAAACCTACTTCAAATGGTATAGGGATTTTAACTGCATAATCTTTAAATATAGGAAATACCCAATTATCATCTCTAACTTCTCTTTTAAGATTTTTATACTCTTCATCATCGTGATAAATTAAATAATAAGCAAGTGTTAATGCTATAAGAGCACCAGCATTTTGAGCCATATTAAGTTGTATTCTTTTTTGAACTTGTTTAATAGTTTCATTTTCACCTAACTTTTCTGCTGCTGAATATTGTCCTGTGCTACTTCTCCATAAAACATCAAGACCTTGTACTCTTGCATTTAAGAAAGGTATTGCTGCAGTAATAAATCTAAATCCTGGATTAGCTCCTCTTCTGCCAAAGTTAATTATTTCTAAAGCTTGAAAAGCTGCTTCTGATTGTGCCTGTGCTTCGTTATAACCTTCTTTTTTTAATTTGTCATATATTGCGTTATAGACTGCTAAACGAGTAGCACCATCTGATTTAGTAGTTAAATCTCCTAATCCATCCCATACCATAAAGAAAGCTTTTTTAGCAGACATACCATTTTCTTCGGTTAAGCCTGATAGTCGCATATTTCTTTTTATATATCTTTTTATACTTCCTTCGTCATTTTGAAAATCATAACCACCTATTACTCCAAATCTTTCTAATTCAGACATATCTGCCATCATATTTTTTAATGTATCTAAAACAGGTGTATAGTTTGCTCCTGATGTAACCATAGTAGATAGACTATCTCTAAGTAAGTTGACCATAACAAAACCTGGGTCTCTAGTAACTGTATCTCTTAGTGTAGAGGCAAAACCTCCAAATACAGTTGTCATAAGACCTGATGGAGTTCCTCCTACTTCTTTAAATACATTAAAGGCTTCTATATTTTCTACTTGATAATATCTTTTTAATCCATTTTCAAATACAGTTACAACATCTAAATTATTTTTTAACTTAGGATTTTTAGAAATTTCTATAGGTGTTATTTCTTTTGCAGAACCATATATTTCCATATCTCTAATTAACTTAGCAGAACCATCATTTTTTAATGCTGCAGTTAATATAGCTAATGAGTTTCTTGATATAGCTTCAATAACATCTACATCTATTTGTTTTGCAGAACCTTCTATTTTTATATTTAAAGGATTATTAGGCAAAGAACCACTAGCAATATTTGGACCAGCAATAGTATCATCTGTCATCTTTCTATAGAAAGGATAGTAATCTGAATTAGTTGCCCATATTTCAGCAGTTCCTCTTGTTTCTATTTGTTTATCAAGTGTTAATGTTCTATTTAAAACATTAGCTTTATTCATTAACTCTTCATAAGATAATTGCAATAAATCATTTTCATTTTCTTTTGTTATAGCAGATATATCTCTTGCTAATTCACTTACATTTCTTGTTTTACTTAATAAACCTTTATCAACAGCAAATTTAATTAATCTATTGTTCCATCTTTGATAATTTTGATAAGCTTCAACTACTTGTGGATAGGTAGATTCTATTTTTCTAATATCTTTTAGATTTTTTTCTGTGATAGGTGTTTCAATATTTCTACCAGCTTTATCAAAACCTTTCTTTCTTTTTAATAAAGCATAATATTTAAAGATACTTTCTAAATCTGTTGGTGTTCCATATAAAGGTGCTAGTATTTGCATCAAACCACCAGTACCAGTATCTCCATCAATAAAAGGATTATATTTTGTACTAATAGTTAATTGTTTTACATTTGATAATGCATCTATACCTTGTATAGTTGAAGATACATAACCTGTATTTAACATACCTTGAAATAAACCTCTTGCTCTATCCATTAATCTAATAGCAGCCTGAGTAGATGTATCAGCAGTATTATTTAATCTTCTTACTTGTTCATTTTCTTCAGACATTTTTACAATAGCTTTTTGTGCTTTGTCTGCTTTATCAATTAATTGTTCTCTAAAGTTATTATAAAAATATTCAATAGCACTAGAAATATTATCTTTAGCCACATCTATAAATCTATAACCCATAGAATTTTGAGGGCTAGTCTGACTACCTGTTTGTTTTATACCCTCTCTTATACTTGCATCAACACCATCAAGAGTTGGTGCAATTTTAGAGTAATTAGGAATATCACCTGGAAGTAATGCAGCTTCATCTTCTATATACTCTTTTGCAGCTTCTAAAGCTGAATCTGAGGCATTTAAATTATAAACAGGTATTCCGCCTCTAGCTGTATTATTAACTGTTTCTATAACTTCTTCTAAAGCTTTACTTGGAGTTTTATTATCTCTTCTACCTCTACTAAATAAAGGTAATTCAAAGCCTGTATCTTCTCCAAAATATACTCTATCAATAAATTCTTTTGCTTCATATAATGAATTTGTTTGGTCCTCAAAAATATCAAATTCACCAAGTGCTTTAAATGCAGTAAAACCTTCTGGGATTTTTGCAAATTTCCAAGCTGGTCCAGGTAATTCACTAAATCGTCCTGTTTCTTCAATAACAAAACCTCTATATTCATAAGCACCAGGTACTATATTTCCATCTAAATCCTTAACTTTTTTAGCTGGTCTAGGTTTATATGCTCTACTAAATGTAGGTAAGTCTGTATCAAATACTGATTCTTGAATAGGTTTTGTAAAATAAGATATATAGGGTAGAGCATCTTTATAGCGGTCAACTGTAGGAAAATTACCCATATTTTTATATGTATAAGGAACTTCTTTATTATAATATTCATATACATCTGCTGCTGTATAATCAGTATCCCAACCAGTTTCATCAGGTTTATTTAAAAGAAATACAAATTCATTTTTACTTCCTCCAATAGATTCCATACTAACTATTTGAAAAGTCCATCCATCTTTTAGTGTTCCAATAATACTTGGATAATCTTTATTTTCACGACCTAATGAATCAATAAAATAACCTCCTTTTATACTAGTTAAGATACCTTGATTTCTTTCAGGACCAAATACTCCAACATCTGGTGAAATATCATTTTTTACTAATTCATTTTTTAATATAAGATTACCATCTTTATCTTCTAAAATATTATCATTTTCATCATATTGAATTTTTCGTTCTATTTTACCTTCATATAAAGTTCCATCTTTATCTAAAATAAATTTATTTTTTAAACGCCCAACAGAAGGTTTATTTTCAATATTAGTAGCTATAGGTGTAGAAGCTGCTCTACTAAATAAAGGTGGCTGTATGCCATCATCTAATTCTTTTAATCTTTGTTTTGTTTTATTTATAATAGCTGATGTATTTGTTATAGCTCTATCTAATTTTTTTACTTCAAAATCTTTTAATATAGTAGTATCTACTGTTCTTTCTCTTTCTTTTTCAAACAATAATTGATTGTGATAATTTAAACTTTCTTCTAGTATTTCTCTAGGTGCAGTATTTATTTGTTTTTGTGTTGTTGGATATTCTTTTGTTGTTCTACTAAATGTAGGTATATCTTCTACAGCTTTTAATCTTGGGAAATAACCCCATCGTGCCCAACCATTATTACCATCCCAACGAATATCCCCTGCTCTTAATTTAAAAGTATGTACCCTTGATGGAGTTCTTTCAGGCATACCAAACATATCCATAATTTCATCCATTGCCGCAAAGTTTTTTTCTTGTTGTAAATTTATTGCACCTGTTTTATCTATCTGTTCTTGCCTTCTTCTAGCTCTATCTGCTTCTCTTATTTCTTCTTTTGTAATTTTAGAATCTTCTACAAGAAGATTAGCTTCGCTTAAAAACGGAGTTATTAAATCTCCTTCTCGTAAATCTCTTTGTGGTGCAGCTTGATACATAGTTATTTCTGCATTTGGATTGCCTTTAATTTCTTGTAATTTTCTTAAAAAATCAACTTCTTCTGCTAAACCAAAAAGCATATTTTGATAGTTAGGATTTTCTTTTATTATTTTTAATCCTTCTTTTCTTGTTGGTGCTGAATCTATAATACGATTTATTATTGTAAGATTTCCTCTTTGTGTACTAAAATCTTGTAGTTTATTGTAATCTACAGTAGTACTAAATATAGAATAACCTTCAGGAGTAAATTCTTCTTCACTAGGTTTAGCATTTAAATCATGTGCAGGTGGACCATATTGTGCAGGTACAAAATCAGCTACATGACCAGATGTTTCATCTCTAGGTCCTCTTTTTGCAAATAAAGGTGTATCTAAATAGTCATCATCTACTTCATCTAACATTTCTCCCACTACTGGAGCAGCACCTTTATCTAATAACTTAGTTGTTCTAATCTTATCTCTAGCTCTCCTACCAACTCTACCAGCTTGAATTTGGTCAAATATTTGATTTGCATTATCAAAACCAGATATACGCAATGATTCACCAACTTCAGCAAAAAATTCAATAATTTTATTGTATATACCTTCTGCTCTTTCTGGTAAAGGAGATTCAACTCTTCTATTTCTATACATTTCTGCAATAGCTTCTTCTGTATAAAGTTCTTCTTTTGTAGCAGGACTATAATAAACAGGTGCTCTAGTACGAGTTGCTTGTTCTTGTTCTTTAAAAGTTTGTTCATTTATGCGTTTAGCTCTATCGTAATAAGTTTCTTTTTTATTAAAAGCAAATGTATCAACAGATTTAGGAACTCTTATTTTCTTAACTTGTTTTTTTAGATAATCGTATTCTTTTTCATTAATTAAATCTTTTTCTCTAAGAGCATGAATTAACTCATGGTCTAATATTTCATTTAATTTTCTTTGTATCTCAGCATCTGTAGCTTTGCCATCAGGATTAACAGCATTTAAAGATATAAATATAATATCTGTTTGTCTATCATATTCTCCTTCTACAGTTTCATCTCTACCTACAAATTCAATACTACCATCTGATTTTTCTAATAATGCACCTGTAGATAATATGTCATTACTAACAACTACACCTGTTTCTTTTAATCCTATTCTAGCTAATCTTTTTCTTAACTCTTGTGCAAACTTATTTGTTTTACCTTGTTGCACAGATTCAGCAAAATCTATAGTTTTTTGTGTTTCTTCTTTAGGGGGTAGTTGTTGTGATTCTGTAATTTTTTGTTCTTGTTCTAATTGTGATATTGCTTCTGGTGATAATCTGCCTTCAGTAACAAGTCTATTAACAAACTCTTCTGTAGTTTCATTAAAAGCTCCTGCTCTACCATCTATTTTTTCTTGGAAATTATCTGCAATTTTATATTGATTACCTTTAACTTTTTCTGCTCTACCGCTATAAACTAAATCTTCAAAAAATTGTGGGTCTTTTATACCCATCATACCTAAACTTTTTTGATTAAATAAAACATTATCTTTTTTTAGATTTGTAACTGTATCTGCTACTTCTTGTGCAGAATACATTCTAGGTTGTAGGTTTGGAAAATCTATTTTAGTGTTAAATCTTGGTATAGATTGTATTCTTGCAAGTAATAACTCTTTTTGAGGCTTTGTCATTGCTTTAAAAGAAGATGTACCAGTCCATCGTTTTGCTGCATATTCAAATGCAGGACTATTTACATTTATATTAATATTTTTTGCATTACCTATTTCTTTTAATCTTCCTATAGTTACATTTGTTTTATTATTGTTTTCTATTACAGATGGTATATTTTTACTATTAGAAACTTTAGCAACTTGCTGAGAAGTATCAGTAACAAAATTATTAAAATCTTTTTTAGATAATATTTTTTTTACTTCTTCAAATGTATAGTTTTCTTTTAATGGTAGGTTTTTATACTTTTTGTTAGTGCCCATTAAAACTTTTTGCATTGCTTCTGGAGTTTTTAATGATGTATCATATGGCACAATCTCTTTTAAACTTGCAGTAGTAGTGTCATTATCTATAACTGTTTGTCCTAATTCGTAGGCTTGTGGACTTTTATTAAGTCCTAATATATATAAATCGTTATTTAATATTTGTGCTTCTTGATTTACTTCGTAATCTTTTAATAATTTTTCTTTTTCTTTTATAGCATCTACTTCTTTAGTAAAAGAATTAACTTCTCCTAGATTACTATCTATGAGAGAAAAAGTATTATTTTGATTTTTTCTTATTTGTAATTGAGGTGCTGTAGAGACTTCTACAGGTTTAGGAATATTATCTAATAATGGAAGAAGTAAAGGTTCTTCTACAGAATCATCTAATGTTGGGTCTGCTATATTTATAACACCTTGTTGTTGTGCTATATCAAACTTTTTAGTTTTTAATAAATCTTGTTTTTTTTGTTCTGCTCGTTTTTCTTTTTCTGCTCTATATTCTGATGCTATACCTCTTCTACCACCATAACCTTGCAGAACAGTATTTAATACACCACCAGCAAAACCACCTACAGTAAAGTCATCAAATAAACTATCACCTATAGGCAGTTCATCACTATAAAAACCTCTAGCATTTAAATCTTGTAATAGTCCTGCTGTACTTTCTTGTAATCCCTCTTGAATACCACCTGCTGTAAAGTTTCTAGCATGATTAAATATTTTTGCAGATGTTGGAGCATCTCTTAATGCACTCTTAGGTATGCTTTTAAAAAAATTAAATATAGGTAATGCTTCTGATGCACCAATAACACCTGCTGTTAATGTACTTAAATTTTCAGCAAAAAATCCTGGTTTATCTTCTCCATATACTTCTTCTGCAATATCCATCATATCTGCATTTTGAGACATATAAACAGATGTACCTAAACCTGCTGGATATAAGAATGGTTTAGATTTTAAAAATTTTGCATTAAAATTTAAAGGATTAACTTTACCAAAACCTTTTGTTCCAGGTTTCATCATTGGAAGATATTTTGCACCTTGACCAGCTAAACCACCTAAACCAGCAAAAGGTATTATTGAACCTATAGCTTCACCAGCTTTAGTAGTAAAAGCATCTGCATATCTAGGGTCTCTATATCCTGCAATGTTTTGTGCTACTTTTTCTTCTGTAGCTTTCATTTTATCTGCAAGTCTTACTAATGGACCTTCGCCTAATGAATCTTGTGCTAGTAATTCAACAGGACCTCTTAATCCAGAAAGGGTTGTTTGAGCTATACCTCTAGGAATACCTTTTAATGCTTCTGTGGCTTGTCCTAAAAATGTGCCTTCTATATATTCTTCTGCTACATCAGGACCATATTCAGGTATTTGTGATATTGCATAACCAACTTGTTCTCTAAGATTAGGGTCATCAGGAATTATTAATTCTCTTCCATCAGGTAATGTAAAAGTTTTCATATTTAAGTTAATCTTCTATCTACAGCATCTTGTCCATATGCTTTTACTACATAATTATAAGCATCATTACCTATTGGTCTGCCATCTTTACTCATAATTGATTTAAGTGTGTTTATATCTCCTCCTGAATTTAACCATTTGTCAACATTACCAGGTCCTAAATTATAAGCTAAAGTACCAAGAAAAATATCTCCATCATATTTATCTACCATTGCATAAAAATATTCTTCACCGACTCTTATTTTTTCTTCAACAGAATCATTTTTAGCAGGTTCAATATTATAACCAGGGTTTTGAAGAGTACTAGGTAAAACTTGCATTGGACCTGTAGCTCCTGTAGTGCTATTTACAACATTTCTACCACTACTTTCTATTCTTATTATATTATCTATAAAAGGGTCTCCAGTAAGAAATTCTTTACTAGCATAACCTTCATCATTTGGATTTGGTGTTAATTGATTATTTCTTATATTTTTAAAAATTTCTTTATTTTGTAAAAGTTTTGAACCAACATTAAGAAAAGGATTTAATTTAAAAAAAGTATCTTTTAATGCACCTGCTATACCTTTTGATTCTGTATCTGTTTCAACTTTTTTTTTAACAGTAACTGAATCAAGCAATTCTGAAAAATCAGTATCTTGTATGCCATATAAAGCATTTATTTGTGCTACAGCAGCATCTCTTGCTTGAATTAATCTTTTATATTCTGGTGCTTCTTGGTCTCCAGTATAATCATCTATAGCTTTAGAAATAGCATTTAATCTGGTATATAACATTTGCTCTTGTTTACCAATTAATACTTTTTCTTTATATCTTCTTTCTTGTATATCACTAGCTAATGCAGTAATACCTTGACCAAGTTCACTTGTATTTCTGGCACCCATAATAATACCGCCTAGTTTAGCTAAATCTAATGGGTCCATTACTCGTTTAATTTCTTTAGTTTTTAATCCACTATCTTTATCACCAGTATCATCAGTATTAATATCAGCATCGTCCATTAAACTATATGCTGTTGTTACTCCACCAATGCCTAATATACCTGCTGCTACTTTATTATTTTTTAGAAAATCTACAGCTCTATTTATAAGACCTTTAGATTCTTTTGTAACTTTAGGTATAACTGCTAAAGGACCACCTTGTGGAACTAAGTTTGTACCTGTTTGTGGAACTAAGTTTGTACCTGGAGGTCTTGGTGGTCCTACTGTTGGTCCACTTGTT